TAGGGCCTACAGAAATTATTACTCTAGAAGAAGCAGGCGGTGGAACAGGAACTACAACTACAACGACAGACACTACAGATACTGCAACAGATATAGGTATTAGTCTTGAAGAAGCAGAAACAGGAGGAGGACAACCTGACACGGGTGGCGGTAGTCTTCCTGATACAGGCGGAGGTGTTGAAACAACAAACACAGATAGAGAAATAGACATAATAGAAGGTGGTTTAGGTGGTGGTACATTATTAAGTGCTTCAGGTGAAATAACAGATGTATCTACTGGTGGGGGAACTGAAACAGAAAACCCAGATAGAGATATAAATGTAACAATTGGTGGTTTAGGAGAAGGTGAAGCGTGGTATAATCAAGGTACTGAAACAGAAAACCCAGACAGAGGACCTATGACCGATTTAGGTGATGGTGGCGACGGAAGACCTGATACGGAAGGGGGAGTTGAGGCTGAAGGAGGCTTAGATAGAGAAACTCCTGAAATTGGACCACAAAATCCTATAGGTACAGATTCAACAGGCAACCCTTTTCTTAGAGAACCAGGTCTTCGTCCAGATGAATACATAGACCCCTCTACTGTTCAATCTGGTTTAGGAACCCAAGGGGTAAGAGGTGTATATGGTGGAAGAGGCGGTGGAACAGGAACCATTAAAGGTATACGAAGAGGTAGAAGAGGAATGGGTAGTTTTGGCGGAGGATTTCTTGTTAGACAAGAAGATGATGATAAAGTTAATATATTTCAAGCAGCTGGCGATATATACAGCTCACTGCTTAGAAGAGAAATGAAAAAAAATAAAAGATAATGAAAAGTCCATACACAGATTTGACTCCTGAAGAGTCTAGAGTTTTGAAAAAAGTCGCGGCCAAAGGCCGTATGGGAGATACAGAACTAGCTCACATTACAAAAGAAGAAGCAGCTATGCTTAAAAGAATGGGTGGTAGCGGCACTATAAACCCTTATACTGGTCAACCAGAATATTTTATAGGTAAAGCTTTAGGTAGACTTATGGGTGCAATAACAGCGCCACTTGAATTTGTAGGTGATCTTATTGCTGGAGAACAGAACGCTCTTGGTCAATTTGTAGAAAATGCCACTTTTGGAGCTATAGGTTCACATCGTTTTGGAGATGATCCAAACAAGGTATATAATATAGATACAGGAGAAATGACGGTAGACGGTCAGCCAATAGACACAGGTTTACCTGCTGGAACTGCAGTTAACACATTGGGTCAAACTACAGGTGTAAATTTTGGAGGAAATCCAGGGGACGCAGATTATGTTACGCCAGGTAGTCAAATGTTATTAGGTCCAGCAGCTTTAGGTGATTTAAAACCAGAAGCAAAGTTTACTATACCAGATTCGCCACAAAGATTGCCTGGCAGAAGAGGTGCAGCTGGTGATGCTAGAAACATGCCAACAGCTGCTAATCAGCCTGTAAATTTATTTGACATGGTGATGAGAGCTGATAGTGGAACAAAAGAACAAGAGGAAGAAGATGATGCTTTTGCGGTATTGCCATTTATATCTGGCTCTGCTCGTTATGGTGCTAAAATGAAAAGAATGCAAAATAGACCTTTTTCTTATTCGCGAGGAGGTAAATACGGCAACGATTAATGGATACATATCAAGAGTATGAAAGTAATGACGGCAAGTTGACTATATATAAGTCTGGTTGCTATAAATTAGAAAAGTATTACGATACTCTTGAGGAGTTATTCAATGCCGAAGAAAAAATATATCGCAGTATCTATGAGGAAGATTTTAACATTACTGATGTTAGATACTTTACAAAAGAAAGGATAGTATGCGATATGTACCCAATTACAGAATGGGTACTTGTAATTGATGTTAAATTGTAAATGCGTATTTTTGTAAAATGTATTTGCTAAACATTAATAGACAGGGAGATGTGTACAAAGACGATGATGGAGCTGTAGGGGTTCCTGAGTTTCAAGCTGTACTAAAAGGAAAAGGATTGGGGCAAGTGGCTCTTAAATGGGTAGCGTTGATATGTGACTACGATAGTCCTTATCGTCACTACAATGAGTCAGAAAGAGTAAAAGCAGTGAGTAAAGACTTGTATGGAAAAAGCGTGTGGACAGGTTCTAAGAACCCTTTAATACAATCCGCTATGCAAAAATACACAGAGTTGCAGTTTGATCCGTTAGATGAGCAGTTTATTGCATTTAACAACAAGGTCAACGAAATGACAAAGTATCTTAATGGTACAGTTATAGATGACGACAACGCTGAGTCTTTACAAAAGATGATGATAGGTATTGAAAAAATACTTAAAACAAGACAAACGCTCATAGATGCTATGGAGCGTAGAGGGGAGAGAAAAAAGATAGCAGGCGATAAGTTATTATCGTTTTTGGAAAGAAAAAAGGAAATGGATGAATCTATAAAATAATTATTAAAATTATGTACGGTAAAAAGAAAAAAATGGCTCACGGAGGCAAAAAGAAAATGATGGCCCACGGAGGTAAAAAAATGAGAAAACAATTGATGGCACATGGTGGAAAGAAAAAATCCATGTACATGAAAGGTGGTCAAGCAAAGCTTGATATGAACAAAGATGGTAAACTATCAGGTGAAGACTTCAAAATGCTTGGAAATAAAGGCAAGAAAAAAGCTATGAAAGGCATGAAGATGAAGTATAAGCATGGTGGTATGTTAAGACAGCTTGACTAAGAAAGCTGACATAAAGTATTTGCGATACCGCTATAACTCTTTATATAAAAAAGGAGATGTATCAAAAGCAAAAGAAGTTAGCGATAGAGCTATTGCTCTGCATGGCGTAGACCTAGAACAGGCATACCACGCTAAATTAGCATCAAAAGAAGATCCTAAAGATCCTTTTGGTGTAGGTAGGGTTAAAAAATTGAGGTATGGGTAAAATAAAAACAGACCCTCAAAGATACAGGCCGATTGCAAATAATGGCCACCCTGATATAAACCCAGAGTCGGTTGCGTATCAGGAGTATTGGGAGCAAGAAAGGTATAGGTGCATCAATGGGTTTAAGCCCAAGGGTATGAAAAAGATTTCAGGTAAATACTATTTTTATCTGAATTACTATAAGATACTCGGTAATGATGGCGAAGCAGGTTCACGTAAGACTTTAATAAGTCCGTGGTATAGACAGATGGATCATGAGTATTTTGATTTATTTGAAACCTGTAAAGATGAAGGTAAGGGAATGATTGTAATTAAAGCCCGTGATAAGGGTTTTAGTTATATGAATTCTGGAATGATTGCACATGAGTACACATTCTTTCCTTACAATGATGTAGGTATTGCAGCTGGACTGCAGGCTACAGCAGATGCGTTCTTTGATAAAACTAAAAAGGGTATTAATGCTTTGCATAGTAACTTTAAGCATAGTATGTTAAAAGATGCTGATGGCTTAATGCGATCTGGATATAAGACTAAAAACAAAGATGGTAAATGGGAGGTAGGTGGCTATCAATCAACCATTATTTGTAGAACTATGGATAATCCAGAAGTCTTTAAAGGTGAACGTGTTTCATTAATGGTATTTGAGGAAGCTGGTGAGTTCAAACATTTAAAGAATGCATATATGTCTTCTAAGGCTTGTTTTATGGATGGTAAACTACAGTTTGGTGTTCCTGTCATAGGAGGTACTGGTGGTGACATATCAAAAGCATCTAAAGATTTTATGGATATGTATTATGAGCATGAAGCTTATAATCTTATACCTATGTTTATTCCTGCTTCACGAGCGTATTATGGATTCTTTGATGTTAAGACAGGTGAAGAGTTTGAAGCAAAAGCTAAAGACACTTTGATGGAGGAAAGAGAAGTTATTACAAAGTCTGGTGATAGAGAGGCGTATAATTTGCATGTACAGAACTATCCGTTAACTGTAGAAGAAGCATTTTTAAATACTAAGACGGCTAGATTTGACAACTCTTTAATAAACGCACAAAGATCTAGAATATTGTCTAGCAAGGACTATAGAAGTCAACTACAAAGTGGTTTTTTAGATTGGCAGATAGATAATAACGGAGATACCTATGTAAGTTGGAGAGCACATCCAGAAGGTCCATACAAAATACTAGATCATCCTGAAGAAGAATATAGTGGATTAGATATAGGAGGTATTGACTCGTATGACCAGGATAGTGCAGGCGCTTCTGATTCATTAGGATCAGCGATTATATACCGAAGGTTTTTAGATACTGATACTCCAAGTGATTACGTAATAGCTGAGTATACAGATAGGCCACCGAAGAAAGAAGATTTTTGGGATGGCTGTTTAAAACTAGCTGTGTATTATAATGCTAAGATGTTGGTAGAATATACTAAGATTGGTATATTGGACTACTTTAAGAGAATGAATGCATTAAAGTATCTTAAAGAAAAACCAGAATCAGCACATAACCCTGGAACAAAAACTCGTAATAGGTACGGAGTACATATGAACAAACAAGTAAAGTCTTTGATGGAAGATGTAATAGATGATTACATAAGAGAATCTTGGCAAGACATTTGGTTTATGGATTTGCTAGATGAGCTTGCTTCATACGGTACAAAAAATACTGACCGTGCTATGGCATTTGGCATGTGTTTATTGCACAACCTAGATAATTATAGGTCGCAAGCAAAACATGTAGATGAACAAGTTAAAGATATTGGTTTTACAAAGTTAAGATTAGATAGCAGGGGAATGCCTGTAAGAATAGAGAATGAAGAAAATAATACAAGATATAGCTTTTAATTATGGCGAATTATAGATCATCTGGATTTCCATCCTTAGTGTTGGATGAATCAGAAAAGACACCAGAATGGTGTGAACAGGTTGTAGATGCAATCATAAATACGCTAGGAGGTAACAATTCTAGTTGGGAGTCAAATAGATATAGAGATATAAAAAACTATTCTATATATAATGGTAATATTGAGTTAGACGATTATAAATATATTACTGAACAATATGGAATGGCATATCCTGCAAGGCTAGCAAACTATCCTATTATACAGCCAAAGATAGACCTATTAATGGGAGAAGAAATTAGAAGGCCTATAGATATGAAGGTATCTACAATTAATAAAGAAGCTACAATTAGAAAACAAGACTTTCTTGTAAATCTTACCCTAAAAAAACACCTTAACGAATTTTTTGAAGAAGTAAAAGCACAATATGGAGATGATGTAAGAACTGAGCTTGAAAATGTGCCAATGCCAGAAGACATTGATCAGTATATGAGATATAACTATAAAGAAGCCGTAGAAGAAATGGCTCAAGATGGTTTAGATTATCTCATGCAACGATACGATTTAAAAGATATATTTAAAACAGGATTTAGAGATTTTCTTGTAACAGGTAAAGAGTTTTATAAAATATACATAAAGAATGGTGATCCATTTTTAAGAAGAGTAGACCCAAGGTCTTTTGTATATGATATGAATTCTGATAGCGACTTTCTTGATGATGCTGCTTGGGCAGGAGAAGAAAGATATTTAACACCTAATGAAATATTAGATGAGTTTAGAGATTTTCTTACTAAAGAAGATTTAGAGTTTATAGCTAAAATGCAAAACATTACAGGATATAATGATTATGCAAGATATAACTCTCCAATAAACTGGATTGAATGGGACAAAGGATCAGAAGCTAGAATTAGAGTTATACATTGTGAGTGGAAATCTACTATGCCTGTAAGGTTTAAGATTTCAGAAAACAAATATGATCCTGAAAGACCTTTTTACAAGCTTGTAAGTAAAAAATACAGAAAGAAAAAGGGAGATAAAATAGAAACAAAATATGTTGATGATATTTGGCAGGGAACCAAAATAGGTGGACAAATTTTTGTAGATGCTCGTAGAAGACCCAATCAAATACGTTCTGTTGACGATCCAGGTTCTACAAGTTTATCTTATGTAGGTCTAGTAAGAAATAACACTACAGGTGCTGTAAGTTCTATGGTAGACCTACTAGCTAACGTGCAGTTTTTATACAATGTAGTAATGTATCATATTGAATTAGCATTAGCTCGTTCAGGTGGTAAGGCTGTTGTATATGATGTATCACAATTACCAGCAAACTTAGGTATGGATATGCAAACTGTATTGTATCACTTAAAGACAGATGGTATTATACCTATCAACTCTAAAGATGAGGGTGGTCAAATGTCAAACTTTAATCAATTCCAATCTATAGACTTTACATTATCACAATCTGTACAGCAGTTGTTTAACCTTAAATTGATGCTTGAAGAAACAGCTGGTAATATATCAGGGGTTAGTAGACAAAGAGAAGGTGCTGTTGGTCAGTATGAGTATGTAGGTAATGTGCAGCGTAGTGTTGTGCAGTCCGCTACTATTACAGAGGGCTGGTTCTTTCAGCATAATGAAGTAAAGAAAAAATGTTTTGAAAGACTTTGCAACTTAATGAAATTATCTTGGTCGCAAGGCAAAAAGACTACACTTATATTTGGAGATGGTGGGCAGAAGTTAATGAATATATTGCCTGAAATATCACTTAATGATTATGGTGTATATGTAGGGGATGCTGGTAAGGATGAGGCAATGCGTCAAGCAATTACTCAATTATCTCAAGCTGCTCTTAGTTCTGGACAGGTTAGTTTACTTGATGTGCTGCGTGTGTTTAAGTCAGAAACAATGACAGAGGCAGAAACTGTATTAGAGCAAGGAATTGAAGCTGCACAGAAAATGCAACAACAACAAGCAGAGCAACAGCAACAAGTTATGCAGATGCAACAACAAGCTGAAGCTGCTAAGTTTGAAAAAGAAGCGCAGTTAAAACAAATTGATAACGAAGCTAAAATACAAGTTGCTAAAATTAATGCACAAACTGATTTACAAGTAGCTAAAATAGCTTCAGACGATAAGCGTGACATTGAGGATATGAAAGCAAAGATGTCTTTAATGGATAAAGAAAAGAACGCGGCAGGCACTAATAACAATGATGCTGAGAAGTTTGAACAAATTAAAAACAAAGTTTAAAACTATTTTTTAATATCTTTGCAAAAGTTAGGAAGTAAAAAATTTATTTATTATGGCAGAAGAAACAAACAATCTGATTGACCAGGTAGAAGAAACTACATCAACAGAAACAACTGAAGAAACAAAAGAACAATCCTTTGATCCGTTAGGGTTTATGGGTGAAACAGTAAAAGAAGAAATTAAAGGAAACTACGATGAAGATAAAGCAGAAAAGCTTGATGAGTCTGAAACAGTTTCTGAAAATGTTGAAGAAGAAAGTGATGAAGAAGGATTCGCGTGGGGCGATATTGAAACAGAAACACAACAAGAAGAAACAGTTGCAGAAGAACCAGATGAAGACTGGGACGAGATTCTTGCTGAACCAGCAGTTGCTGAAGAAGCTCAGACAGAAGAAACAACTGGAGATGTAGATTGGAGTCAAGTGGCAAAACAACTAGGCGTTGAAGCTGCTACTAAAGAAGATATACAAAAATTATTAGAATCGCCTTTTGTTCCAGAGGTTCCTGAAACTGATACAACAAGACAGATTAAAGAATATTTGTCTTTATCAGATCGTGAACTATTAGCGGCTGAAATGCAAGCTGATGGAATGGAAAAAGACGATGTAGTTGATATTCTAGATAAAATGGAAGACACTGGTTCTCTTAAAAGAGAAGCGTTTAGAGTTAGAAATCAACTCAAAGGTTATCTAGAAAATATAAAAGCAAAAGCTTTGGCTGATGCTTCTAATGCAGAAAAGACTAGAAAAGAAAAAGTCGCTGCAAACAAAAAAGATTTACAAAACCATTTAAAACAAATGAAAACCTTCATGGGTGGCCGTGTAGGAAAGAAAGAGTTGCAAGATGCATATAAGTTTATAGTGTCTGGTAAGATGGCTGACAACATTTGGAAATCTCATGCCAATGCTGCGGAGGTTGCGATGTTTATGCTATACAAAGACAAGTTTGCTAAGATCTTGCGCTCACAAGGTGTAGAAGAGGGTAAAGCCTCTCTTTTTAATAAGATTTCTTCACCAGAACTACGTAGTGGTTCAAAGTCTAACTATAAACCGAAAAAGTCAGGCTTTGATATTATGGAGTTTATGAAAGAGTAGAATGCGGTAAAAACATAGGCAAGGCCTTAGTAATTATAGTATAATATTCTGGTTATATTTTAGTGTTTAATTATTTAAAAAAGTAAAAAAATGGCAACATTAACTACCTATTCAGGTACTTACGGTAGCGGTACAACGCCAGAGAATGCTTTGAACACAGCGCTAATGCAATACCCAGAGATTGCTAGAACGTTGATTCAACAGTATCCACGTTATACTGCAACATTCCTTTTAGAGCGTACAGGACGTTTCGCTGCAGAAAAGGTATTAGGAGATAACTCCTTTGAATGGAAAGTAATGGGACGATACAACGCTCCTTCTTACTCTCTTGGTTGGTTCTCAACAGACAACGTAACATGGACAGCTTCGGCTTCTGTATCATTAAGTGGTACAGACGTAGCTGCAGCTGACGCTGACGGAGATCAATTTTATTTAGTGTTTGAACAAGACGCTGCTAACGACAGATATGGTAACTTCTTAAACAAATTTGATATGGTACGTTTCCAATCGGGAGCTGTAGCTATCGTTATTGAAGACCCTGTAACGTTTAGTGGTTCATCTTTATCTGCTTCTGGTACTTCAGATGCAGTAACAAACGGAACTGATTTCGTTGTTAAATTTGAAATATTTGACACAGCAAATCAGGCTTTACAATTAGCTGACTTAGAAGATGACGCAATCGTTGCTTCTATTGGTTCTGCTTTCCCTAACGGATCTAATGGATCTGATGTAGGTGAAAACTACGTATATCCTAAAACTTTCAAAAACTACCTTACTACATCTCGTAAGAAGTGTTCAGTTTCTGGAAAGGATATTACTGATGTAACTTGGATTGAGAACAATGGTCACAGACTATGGTACTTTACCAAGGAACAAATGATGATGGATGAATTTATGTACCAGCAAGAATTACAGCGTTGGTATGGAAGACGTTCTTTGAGCAACACTCCAACATCATACGCTACTGCTCCAACAACTGTTACTACAGGATTGTCTGGAACAATGTCTTCTTCTATTGTAACAGGAGATGGTATATTAGCACAAATTGATTCTTCTAACCAAGCGTCTTACACATTAGGTGCTTTAACTGAAGATATCATTACTGAATTCTTAGCAAAACTTTCATTAAATGCTACTAACGCTGAAGGTAACGAATACGTTGTATTTACAGGTACTGAAGGTCGTTTAGCATTCCACAAAGCTATGAAAGATCTATTGATTGCTCCTTCTGGATCATTCACTGGTGGATCTATGAATGGTGTTAGTGGAGATGTTGAGTTAGGTGCAAACTTTGTATCATACAATGCTTTAGGTAACAAGCTTACAATGGCTTACTGCCCAGTAATGGATGATCCAAATGTACACAGCGCTGCTGCTGGTACTAACGCATTTGGCGACAACAGATTGAAAGAATCTGCTAAAATGGTATTCCTAGATTTCGGAAGAACATCTGGTGTATCTAATATTGAGTTATTGACTAAAGGTGCAGAAGGTCAGAACCGTAGCTTCATCAAGAAGTATGTTGCGGGTATGATTAACCCTTATGACCAACAGTCAATGATGGCAGCTAATGCTGATGACAAGTTTGAGTGTCACGTATTATCTGAGTCTGGAATCGTAGTTCGTAACCCATTATCTTGTGGAATTCTTTCCGCAGCATAATACAATACTTATATATTATGGCAAATAGATCTTTTTTATTCGCAGCTGATTCTCTAACTGATATGGTTTGTGTAGACAGCGATAGAGTAAGTGAAATTGAGGTTACTGATGCTACTACAGTTTCCATTAACTATGGTACAAATGCTAACGGCAACGGAAGTATTATACTTGGTGTTACTGATGGTAAAGCTGACGATGTAGTTAAGGAACTAGGTAGAATCATTCTTCAAGGTGTTGGTGTAATTACCATTGCTGACGATGTTAACAAAGTGTATGGCATTGACGGAGTTGAAGAAGTAGATTCAATTGCACACTCTTAATAACTGAATTTAACGATTAGAGAGGGGTGAAGTACAGAGTAACCCCTCAATAATCACTTAACTAGTATTGACGGAAGAGAAGCTTAAACGGCAATACTTTAATTATTAATTTTTAAAATAAATTGAAATGGCTTTGAAATTTGATTTTAGTAAGTTAAGAACTGCAGTTGCAGGTTTCTTAACAGGAACAGACACAGCTGGTGGCTCTTTAGCTGCTGGTGAAGAAGCAGTCTTCGTTCCAAAAATGCGAACAGCTTTTATAGTAGAAAATATAACTGCTGCTATAACATTAACCAATGAAGATAGCGGTAAAGTTTTTATGCTTGATTCTGCTGGAGGCGCTTACCAAATTACATTACCTGTAGCTGCTAATTTAGAGGCTGGTTGGAATTGTAAGTTCATTGTTAAAGAAGACACTCCTTCTAATGATATAACTATCGCTGCTGGTAGTGCAATCTTAGATGGTGTTAATGATGATGGACAAGGTAACGTAGCAAATTCAACTGCTGGATCTGCTGTAAGTAACATTATTGTTGAAGCAGCATCTAAGCAAGGAGATTTTATTGATCTAATGACAGATGGAACTACTTATTACTTCCACGCTGTAGGATCTGTAGATCAAGCGTTTACTACATCGTAATAACAATTTGAATGACGGAGGGGCTTGTCCCCTCCATTATTCTTATATTTGCAATATGAAAACAGTATATGCAGTAAGAAATGGTAAGGTTGTAGATATTACAAATGAACCGAAACAAGTAAAAGAAAGAGCTTTCCATATCAATATAAAAGGTAGCGGTGGGCTTAAGTGGTTGAATAAATCACAAAACAAAACCTGGGTCAACGGAAATAAAGTCTATAGGATGAAAGAAGGTGACCCAACAAACCAATAAGGGAGTATTAATCAAAACTATAATAAAATGAAACATGTTGTTTTAATTAAGGCAAAGAACTTTGAAAAATTTAATTATGCAAAGTTCAGCACTTACACAAATAAAAAGGGAAAAAGAATAGAATTAATAGATGCTAATGATGAGCCTTGTAGTGGATTTGAAATGCATCACGCAGTATTGTCTTTAGACATTAATGATGAATACGATAAAAGAGTTTATGAATTCTTAAAGGATCATCCATTATGCAATAAGTTAATGAAGATAGAAGATCTTTCTGCTAAAGAAAAAGAACAAGCTGATATATCATTAGCAAAAGCTGATTCTGTTACTAAAGCTGCTACACTTACAGATGGTGAAGTAAAAGACTTCTGTAGATTAGTAGGGTTAAATGGAAATTGGGATGATAACATTCGTAGAGCAAAACTTATATCTTACGCAAGTGATAATCCACAAAGATTTCTTGAAATTTTAAACGATGCTGATGGTGCTTATAAACTATTTATTATTGAAGCATTAGATAAAAAAATTCTAGAAAGAGTAAATGGTGTATACAAATATGGTAGTGAAACAATAGGCTTGACACAAGATCAGGCTATTGTGTGGCTAAAAGATAACGCTGATATTTACGCACTTCTTAAAAATGAATTAAGAGGTAATGTAGTATTTAAAGCTGAAGACGATCCTGTTCCTGTTAAAGTAAAAGAGGATAAAGGTAAAGCAAGTTTTGTATCTGAATTAGAAAAAGATAGTAAATAGTGACAAGAAATCAAGCATATGATTTAATAGATCAACTTTTAGATAAAGCTGATCAGCCATATTTTACAAATATTGAAAAGGATGATTTTATACATCAAGCTATTAATGAGTTTATAAATAATCATTATGCAAAGTATGATATAGATCAGATATCAAGAGATGCTTTGGCTATGTTTACAGAGTATATAGAAATAGACAGTCTTGATACTAATTGGTTAAATTATGGTGTAGATATGCCAGATGAGTATGTACATTTAATTCACTTAAGAATTAATTATGCAAGTGCGTCACAAGCTGTTTCAAACTTTACAAGTGCAAAAATAATAGGAGCTAAGGATTTTTGGGATTTAGAAAATAGCAAAGATCCATATAATAGACCTGATAAAAAAAGTCCTATATGTTATATAAGACAGCCAGGCCCTACAAATCCTGTTCGTGCTTACTTTAGACCTACAACATCAACAGGAGCTATTCAGGCTTTAGTGTTAAGAAGTAGAAATGTTGGAGAGTGTTTTAATACAACTACTGGAGGGGATGGACTTAAGGAAGTTTATCAGCGTGAAGTTATAGAAATTACTGTAAGAAAAATGACAGGGAATATTGAGAGTGACAATTATAAAGTTGCTCTTAATGAACAACAGCAGAGCAAAACGAAATAAAGAGCTTTTTTTGCTCCCTGCGCAATAATAGGCTGAATCACTATAAGTGTGCAGGCCTATTGTTGTATACGAATAATTTTAAGTATTTTTGTATAATTATGGCTACACTAAACGAAATAGCATATAACATCAAGAATTTGGCTTACGGTGGTAAGTCTAATACAGAGGCTAATGTAACTACCAAACAGATAAAAACTTGGATTGCATATCATAGAGCAAATATGATTAGAGAAATAGCTGCAAAAAATGAAGATATACCAGCAGCTTTTTATCAAGTGTTTCCTTTAAGAGGTTGGATGGATGCTCAGTGCGGTATATTGGAGGGAGGTTTTGCTTTTCCTATAACTGCAAATAGAGTTTCACAAAATTCTATACAGTCAAATTGGTCAGATTATGTACAAAGCAAAGTAGCTACTTTTTTGAATTCGCAAAATGGAGATTTAGATTCTTATGAAAGTATTATTTTTTCACAAAGAACAATAAAAGAAGCACAGATTGCATTTGGAACGAGAGCTGTAGCTGAGAATGAAGATTTTTATGGTAGAGATTTTTATGATCAGCATACATATGAAGAAAAAGCTGATTATGGTCATGTAACATATTACATACCACAAGTGTTAGATGTAGAAGATAATGTTGTAAATCTTAAGGTAAAAAAATCACAAGGAGCGTTTGTGCAAAATCATGATAATATTGATATACCAGTTATTAGTGAACAAAAATGGAAAAACAAAAAATTTAATAGATTTTCTAACGCTAAAAGTGTAGCAGGATATGTGATGCAAAGAAAGGGACATCATTTTTCTCAAATAGAAGTAGAAAGACTGCCTTCCTACCCAGACGGAGAATATGGGTTTTATAGTAAAGATCTTTTGAAAATAGGCTTTTTATTTTCACATTTAAGACAAGCTTATGGTAATTATATAGCTCCTACTCAATTTAGATTTACGTGTGATTTATTATTAGTGAATCCTAAACATTCTATTTACTTTGAAAGTGATGAAACAACAAGCTACCCTATTCCTGAGTCTATGATACCAGAATTGGTTAAAAGAGTTTTGTCAAACGAAATGAATTATGAATTAAAAGCATCATATGATCCATTAACAGATAATGCAGACACAAACAAAGTTGTACGACCGCAAGTACAGAGAAAAGTACCGAAACGTTAGGGACGTTTACGAAAAGACGAGCAAAAAAGTAAATTACAGTAGGTTTTATAAGATACTTACTGAGTTCTTAAAAATAGTTTTTAGGGATGTAGTTTTGAGAAAAGAACTAGTACATCTTCCTAATAGAATGGGTTATATCTATTTAGAAAAGAAAAAACATAAAAGAGCTTTTCATTATAGAATAGATTTAAATGAGTCAAATAAAAAGGGAGAGAAAGTAATTTATAAAGTGCCAATTCTAGATGATTTTTATTATAAAATTATTTGGGTAAGGCCAAAAAAATATAGTAGGTGTAAAATTATGCCTCTAAAATATGTAAAGAATTTAATTAAAAGTATATAAACATGGGAACTGAATTAACAGCACAATCTTTGACAGTAACGATTACAGAAGCGTTAGCTGTGGACCACGCTAATGGTTCTACTAATGATATTGATTTTGCACAAACATATACACATACATACGGAAGTATAGCTAATGTTACTAAAAGAATTATAAAACTAGCAAATACTAATCTTACAGAGATAGCAACTTTTGGTAGTGATACTCAAAATGGAGCGTTTGTTCGTGCAGATATAAGATATATTAGAGTTACTAATTTAGATAGCTCGGATGCTTTGCAAGTAGGTATGGATGATGAAGATTCTGACGCAGCTTATACTTCAGTAGCTGCAGATAGTAGTATTATTTATACAGGGACTACTGTTGAGGGTGGAACAGATGGATCTACTTTAGACAATGCTACAGCATTGAAAGTTAAGGGTGCAGCAAATCAACAACTAGAGTTATTTATAGCATCAGTATAATATGAGAGTAGAAGTAAATAGAGTATTTAATAGCGTAGCTCGTAACTTGGGTATAAATGATTATACACAAAATATAGACTCATGGGCAGAGTGGGCTTTTGAAGCTGAGCAATATATAGGTGGATTAAAAACATTTCAAGAAAGAGAAATTACTTATGCTACAAGCACAGCCGTAGCTACAGCTGAAATAGAACACAGTAGTTCACCTGCAGAAAAATCTTGGATAGAAATTAATGGTACAAGATTTTATTATAGAGATACTACTGCTTCAAACTTTGTTGACAATGACGATTATGTAATAGACACCTCTATAACGGGACCAATAGATGCTCTTGATGGTTCTGGTAGTGTTACATATCTTGATCAGCTATCAAGAGATATGGCGCAAACATGTCGTAAAATAAACGGTTCGTATTATGAGAATTTAAGGGGAATCAAAGCTAGCCCTGTAGCTTCTGCAACAGTTTCTAGCGGTGTTATTGAATTAGAACATCAAAGATCAGGAGATGAAGGAAATCATAATACATTAATGACTAGTGGTGGAGCTAAAATAACAAAGTTTTTTTC